GCTTTATTGATGCACTGATTTCAACCTCCATTCTGGGACAGGTTGGGGCAACACGCTTTGAAGGGTTGGTTGGTGATGTAAAAATCCCCAAGTTCAGCGCAAATGCCAGCGTCAGCTTCCAGACTGAAACTGGATCAGTTGCCAATAATGAGCCGGATTTTGGACAGATTTCCATGACTCCAAAAACCGCAGCCAACAAAATCCAGATTTCACGCCAGCTTCTGCACCAAGGACTGAATGGCAATCTGGAAACCACACTTCGCAACCACATGGTGCGACTGTTTGCAGCCAAGCTGGACAATGTCGCGCTGAAAGGTGGCGGCAGCAACGAACCTACGGGAGTTCTGGGAACTACCGGAATTGGTGACGTTGAATCTGCTGGAACCTCTGGGAATGCGGCTTTGACTTATGGCAACGTAGTCGACATCTGGAGTGAAGTGGCTGCAGACAATGCTCTGCTGGGAAGTCTTTATTGGGTGACTCATCCAAGAGTGGTTGGGAAGTTGATGCAAACTCTGGTTGCTGCTTCCACAGATTCGAGAATGATCATGCAGGACACCAATTCTCTGCTTGGTTATCCGCTGGTTCAGACTACTCAAATGCCTTCGAGTTCTCCCTACACTTTGCTGTTCGGAAACTTCATAGACCTATACCTTGGCTTCTTTGGAGCCTTGGATGTGCTGGTTGATCCGTATGGTGCAGCCGGAAACTCAACGGTCAACCTCTACTTCTATCAGATGATGGATGTAGCCGTTGCCAGACCTGAATCATTCGCTGCAGCACAGGACGTTACTGTTTAAGCGATGCTTCAACTGGATGAACTGAAAGATTGGTGCAAAGGGCAGACGGCTCTTGTTATTTGCGGAAGCCCTTCTGCACCTGCTGATGTTCGCCAGAGTGAATGGGAAGGAGCGCATTGGATTAGTGTAAATCAACACGCTGCGCTTCTTCCAGACTTGGCTTGGTGCTACGCCCACGATCCAAGCATGATCGAATTTTTGAGAGATGAGATTGGAGTTCAATGCCCGATTGTTTCCCCACAGTTTGCCAAGCTTCACGGCAAAGACATCTATGCCGGAATCTGCCCTTGGGTGCAGCTCAGTGGGCCAGAGGCTCTTTGGTGTGCGGACTTTATGGGATACCAGAAAATTTTCCTTTGTGGGGTAGACAGCTACGAACACACCAGAAGGGACTACTGGCATCAATTCGCAAAGCCTGAAAATGACAAAAGCTTTAAAGGCAAACGCAACCCAAGAAAAGCAGCCTGGGGGGAAATTATCAGCAAGTTACGGAGTCCAGAAAGAGTAAGAACCTACAACTCGAACCTGAACGAATTACTGAAGGCAAGAAAATGAAAGTTCAAATCATCAGAAGCACAGTTGCAGATGGCAGCGTAGTCAAAGCTGGTCAGGTGGTTAGCCTGACGGTTGAATCTGCCAGAGAAATCATGCGTCTAGGCAAGGCGATTCCCTATGATGAGAAAGAGCCGCTGGTTGACCGCTCCGTAGGCTTGACCACAGAAAGCCAGCCGAAACTGGTAAAAAGGAAAGCTACTAAGAAAACCCTACAGAATGATTGACGTTGTCTGCATTCTCTTTCAGCCGGAAGGCAAAGGACTTCCACAGTTTTCAACAGGATATTCTGCGAAATGGGTGGACAAACTCGCGCAAGCGATTGCAAGACATACGACACAAAAATACAGACTGATTTGCTTAGTTGATCAGTTTTACGAATTTGAAGAGGACATTGACCAAGTTGAGATTGAAGGCTGTGAATCCGGTTATGGCAATGTAATGGAAACCTTCAGGCCGGACTTGGGAGAGAATCAGCGTTTTGTTTTTGGACTCGACACGATCATTAAAGACAACATTGACAATATTCTGGATTGGCGCGGCAGAGTCGGGCTTCTTACAGATCCAAACTATCCTGAAACGATTTGCAATGGGGTTGGAAGCTACTCCCCAGAATTCTGCAAGTGGATCTGGCAGGAATGGCAAAGGAAAGAGGACTATGAAGACCGGATTCTCTATAACGGCAGAATCTCAGAAATGCAGTTTTTGCGATTGCTTGCCAATGATGCAACCCGACTGAATGAAGTATTTCCAGATCAGATTCAGTCCTATAAGTGTCACTGGCTCAAAGAGCCGGAAAAACGAGAAGAAGCCAGCATTGTCTATTTTCATGGAAATCCAAAACCTCCAGACGTACACGCTGATCTACTAAGGCATTGGTGAACATCGATAAGACAGTAACCATTGAAGGCAATGTCCACTTTGGGAAGAACGTTTACATTGGGCCTTACACGATCATTTATGGGCCTGCTGAAATTGGAGACAACGTTAAAATTCACGGGCATGTCTCCATTGGCGATACCCCACAGCATAGAACAAGGCCAAAGCTTTGTGGGGTTGAAATCGGAGACAACACAACCGTCAGAGAATTTGCAACGATCCATGCCGGAACTGAAAACAAAACCAGAATTGGCAAAGACTGCTACCTCATGAATTACTCGCACGTCAGCCATGATTCTGTAGTCGAAGATAATGTGACGCTCGCCAATTCGGTGCAGCTAGGTGGGCATTCTTACGTTATGCAAGGCGCAACTCTGGGACTAGGGGCAACGGTTCACCAGTATTCGCTGATTGGAAGCTTTTCCATGATCGGCATGAACTCAGTGGTTGGAGTTAAGGCCCGAATTACCCCAGGAAAAATCTTTGCCGGAAATCCAGCCAGAAGCGCTGGTGAAAATGTGATTGGCTTGAGTCGAAACAAGGTAACGAATGAGTACCTAATCAAAGAAACTGAGCGCTACTGGTACATCCTCGATGGCGATTGAATCAGATGCTGATCGTGCAATCTATCTGGATACTGCAGATTTTGGCGTGACTGTCACTAAGGCAGATGCCAGCACCTTTTCGGCAATTTGGGATTTACGCTTTGTCCTAATTCAGCCCAATGGCTTATCGGTTGGGTATGAATCAGCAGAGCCTCGACTGATGGCAAGAACCTCAGACGTTAGTTCTCTCAGTCATGGAGACACGCTATCAATTCAAAGTATCAGCTATGTTCTCAGAGGGATTGAGCCGGACAATCTTGGAATGACAACGCTCTTAATGGAAAAGGCCAGTGTATGAGCGTTCTACATGCCAGACAGACGATTCGTGAACAGGTGGCTCAACTGATCACGCCCTTAACTACAACGGCTGGCAGAGTCTACACCACCAGACATCACAGGCTGGATCAGTCAAAGCTTCCTTGTCTGCTGGTTTATGTCTTAGAAGAAAATGTTGATCGCAGCGCTTTCAGTAAATTCAGAACACTTGAGAGAACATTGATTGTTCGCATTGAAGGGGCCGCAAGAGCCACCAGTGATTTGGACGACACCTTGGACTCTATTGGAGGTGAAGTCGAATATGCTTTGGGTGGACAATTACCAGCAGGAGTAGAGGAGTTCTATCTTCAGAATGTGCAGATCGATTACACCTCAGAAGGGGATGTCCCTTTGGGAGTAATCAAAATGGATTGGTTTTGTAGGTATCGTCAGACGATCGCGCAACCGGAAGAGGCTGGCGATACGATTTTAGTAGCAAATGCCGTCTTGGATGGTGGCACTTTTTAAAGGAGAGAAATGGCTAGATTGCAACTGAGAAGGGGATTGAATGCCAATCTCCCTACTACGTCTATGCTCGCAGGCGAGCCGCACTTCACAACGGATCGAAACAATATCTTTGTGGCGACAGACGCAACGACAAAAGTTCCTGTCACGCCACCCGTAGATTCGCTTTCAACACTTAGTTCGATTAGTGGAGCCAGTGACCTAATCATGGTCCATGACGCCTCAGAAGCTTCTGGGCAGATGGAAAAGAAGATAACCTTCAACGCCTTCAAGACAGCACTGAACATTCCTGAATCTTCCACGGACGAACTGGTTGCTGCCGTATCGGGTGGCACGGCTGGCTACATTGGCGGAACGGATGGAAGTGATGGAGTAGTCAGAGGCGATTCTTCTATTACTGTTGCCATTGATACGAGCAACGATTTTGTGACGCTATCGGTCGCCACAGTGGATGGAGGAACCTTCTAATGAAAATCATTAGAGGAAGAGAAAGGAAAACGATTGAAGCAGAAGATTTTGCAGAATTTGAAGCTGCCGGATGGGTGGCTTTGAAGCCGGAAACACCGGCATTTTCTAACAGCCAAAAGGAGAAAAAATGGCAGTTACAAAGGGAAGTTCCGGTGTCATCAAAGCCGGAAGTCAAACAATCGGAGAAGTCAAAAGCTACTCAATCGACT